TAAAAGCTCTGAAGCTATCTTCTCGTAAGTAACAGAAACTACTTGTCCTCCAGTGATAGCCCCTGTAGGCAATCTCCAGATTTCCGAAGTTTCAGCATCTAAAATATAATCGGTTCCTGCTACATAAGTAGTAACTAAATTCTGTGATTTGACCACAACATTATTAGCAGTTTTATAACCATTTTGAATATCTGTATCAATGACTATCTTGCTAGTACTAAATGTCCTAGTAACTGTGTAAGAAGTCAGATCAGGTACTACAGAGAAGAATAATCCAGATTCTCTTATAGAAGTACCAGTTAACTCTCCTTCAGGGAAAGTTACAGTAGCGAGTAAAAATTCTGTAGGAGTTCCAGATATAGAGTATTTAGTTCCGTTAATTAGGTACGACCCATTAATATTATCTATTACTGCGTACGATAAAGAAGCTCTACGCCTACCTACTTCACTAACTAGTGCAGTTTGTCCTGCTGTAACTAAGCCTATAGCTTTATAGACTACAGTTACAGTGGCGTTAGCTGCTATAGCTCCGCCTACAAGCCTAGTACAAATACCAGTCTCAGTGTCGAATAAAAAATCTATGCCACTAACATACTGCGTTGCTAGTGTATTTAACAAATAAAGTTTAACTTGATCTGCGTATGCGTTAGCAGGAAATAAAGTAAATTGGTCTGCTACAAAAGTCTTGTTAACCTGAATCTCAGTATCCCAAGAAGCAGAACCGCTACCTATAGCCAAATAAACACTTGATCCTTTTTCCTTGAGTGCTTGGGCTTGGATTATTTTGGCAGAGTTAACTATTCTTTCATTAGGCATAAAAACGTGAAAAGTCAAGGGGTCTAACCCAAACTTGTACCTTAATTATACTACGAAACTTAGCCCTAGCTATGGAGTCGCCAATTCTGATTTGGATAGGAAAGATTCCTGAAGACTACTTACGTTAACTACCCTAGAAAAATTAATCATGTCGCTTACTGTTACAGAAGGTCTAGGAACATAAGTATTGAGACCTACCCCTACACCAGAAGAAACTTCACCAATAGTTCTCCTCTCCCCGTTAAGCATTGCTAATTCATCATCAAAACCTACTTCTTTAGCTACTCCTATACCAGAAGATGACTCAACTGTTGCGTATATATCATTTATAAACAATGTCGAGCTGCCATAATTAAGAAATAACCATACTTTAAACTCTTCATCCCATATACCGCCTGGGACATTTAAAATAGATCCGTTAAGTTCCGAGTTGATGTTTAAACCCATAGCAGGAACATCACTGCCTGACCATACCCTGGATAGCGTAGCTCTAGCAGGTAAGCTAGCTCTAGTTAATTCAATTATGTTTCGTAGTTCGTCTCTGTCTTCTACTGGAGCTTGCAGATAAACTTCCACGTTAGTCCAGTGCCACGATTCACTATTCTCTATTAATAAGTCATTTCGGAATAGCCAAGTCATAGCTATGTCGAAAGCTAAAGGTGTGCCTTTATGCAGACTCCATTTTTGACCGTCTATTATTACTTGTCTAGGGTCTTGGATATATTTAGTCAAATCACCCAAACCTAAATCTTCTATAACTGCGGTCAATAGATTAGTCGGGATACTACCGTAGCGAAAACCTCTTAAGGTTCTTATATAACTTATATTAGCTCTTAGATAATCATATATAGTATTAGCTAGATCAATTTCTAGCTGTGTAGAGTTTGGAGGTACTATTACAGTTCTTTCACTCATCTATTAATACCCACTTGTCGGAGCTAAAGTTAAGTTAATAGTTCCTAATTTAGCAAATCCTGTTTCCCCTACGATTACGTCACTTGCAGGTGATACTAACTGCACTTTATATACGGAAGAAGTACTTAAAGTTTTTATCAGCCAAGATAAAGTTATGTCTCTGCCGATGTCATTAATAGCGTTAAATGCAGTAGTTAGTATTCCTGGTAGATCATTAAATGCAGTAGCGGAAGCACCTTTAAGTAAAGTTATAGTAGCTGTTACGTTAACAGTAGAAGCTGTAGCTCCTACGACTTCTACTACATCGTTTATAGCTCTTATAGCTCTGCTGTTAAGATATGTACTCAAAGAGTTTTTTAATCCTGTAGAAGCAACTCCGTTATTATCCCTAGTAACTATAGACATAGTGAGTAAATTAGAATTAGCGTTAAGTTTCTCAATTTTAGCAGATCTTATATTTGCATCAAATTGAGTAGCGAAAAATTCATACTCTTCTGCTGTAGCAGCATTATTAGGAGGGGCATTTTTTATTCTTAAGCGGTAGTCATCATCTGATTCATAAATAGCAGCAGTAGGAGGGCTATTATTAGGGTCTGCTTCTTGAAGTAAAAGTCTGATAACTTGTTTATTAGCACCTATTAAATCTAGCCATTGACCACTTGCAGTATCTACAAAGTTTTCTAGTATGCCTAAGTTTATTAAAGATTTTAAATCAGTTCCTAGACCAGCACAAATCGCAAGCATGTGCATCAAAGGATCTGCATCTGTAAAGTTAGTATAGTTACTGCTCTTTTCTTTAAAGCTCTCTACTAACTGAGCATACTCAGTAGTAAAGTCTATGTTTTCAATTAGTACTGGATCAGCCATTTCTTAATTTAACTCCTGCTAATGTGACAAATCTATTTTCTGGCACGAAGAATAGATTAATAGTAATATTCATAGTTCCACTTACAGCCTCAGACAGATCTACAGAGACAGACTCCACTAAGAAGTCGTATAGGTTTTTCTCTATATCAATAGCTATTTGGCTAGACACTAAAAGCTGCGTAGTGTCGTTTATTGGTAGGTCTAAAAGGTTAGGAAGATTACTTCCCCAAGACCTGTTATAGACTCTGCTCCCTAGAGGGGTAGATAATAAAGTATATATGTTCTGTAAACCAGTAACTAGCTCAGCACTGATAGCTCCGTCTTCTTGAATTATTTCGCCAGTGTTTCTATGAATAGCAGTCATTAAGGAACCATTAGAGTTACACCGTTAACTTGTAGCCCAGTCGAGCCTACAGTAACAGTAGTACCACCTGCAATAATTGTTGCACTGGAAGCACTTAACTCTACGGATGTATCATCTAAAGCTAACTTTCCTGAGTTTTCTTTTAGGGATAAACTAGCTCCTCCTGCTATACTTGCTTTAAATTCTTTATTGGGGAGATCGTAGAAAAGATTAAATCCATTATCAGAAAATACATGCCAGTCTTTTTTCCCTGTAGGATCTACAGACCCATTCATAATATAAGGTAAGGCAAAACCAGTGTTCAAAGTAGATCCCACACATAGGAATAACATAGTATCTCCTACTTTAGGTTTTTTATAGTCGGTTATCTTCGCAGACCCAGTCATTAATACTGGAATCATCCCAGTTACATTCCCATCAGCTAAACCATTTTCCAGTTCTAGATTAACTCTCTTTCCGTTTGTGGATAACTCTCTTACTTTACCTACACGCAAGATATTAGCAAGCATATTAGCGAGCTCGCTATTTACCATGTCTTGACTAAATAGTCTATCCTCTGCGGTATCCTTGTCAAGCACCATAACAGTCTCCTTGGACGTTTGTGTAATCCGTTTTATCCAGCCCATCCTCATCAAAATCAGGGTAAGTGGTTTGTGTGTGAGTGAATATATTTTGTATTGGGTAGTTATTTTCAGGTATAACTATGTTTAGATCTGACTTAATAACTGAAGGCATTTGCCAGTTTACCTGCCCCCATAAAACTTTATCTGTGAAGTCTAAATGGAAAGTACCAGTACAATATATTTTAGCTGCACGAGGCATAGAGGTAACGAAATAACCTATAAGGCAGTTATATAATTGGTGGTAGCATCTCTCACGAAGATCCATAATGCTTCTACCGCCTATTTTAGATAGGTAAGTAACAGATAAGGCAGCGTTAGCTGCTATACCAGAACTGCTAAATACTTGAATAGTATTAGTTATAGGGTTAAAGAAATAGTCTTTTTTATTTTTGTAAGTAACTGTATTGTTTGCATTTTTAACTACTACGCTAGATAGAAATTCCTGATAGTTATTACTTAGAGTAAATGCAGAATTACTTAAGGTGATAGCTCTATTAGTTACTTGAGTCTCTGTAGTTTTATTACGAGCTATAAATTCTACCGCTACTATAGTAGCAAAATTATAGTTAACTATCTGCTCAGAAGAGTTTCCTTGTAAAGGTACAAAGTCTCTAGGTGCTTCGGCTATAATGCACAGAGGGTATGGAATACCTGCTGTCATCTCCCCATCGTTTCCTCTCAAAGCAGCAAATTCTACCACTTCTAAAACATTATTGTTAAAGATAGGGCAGTTAGTTCTTATTCTAGTTATTAGCTCTGACCAAATACTCAATTATGTATCCTCGTGAATATAGATTCTAGTTGTTTCATGAAGAAGTGTTCAGCAGCACTTTCTATATTCCTATATATAGGCCTATCTAATTGCTCGTCTAAAAATCCTGCGTAGAAAGCATCAGGGCTAGTAGCCACTTGACCTGTTATCATCATAGGAGATGCTGTCATGCTAGTAGATAACCCATTAATAAGAGTTCCAGTAAGAACAGCAGGGCTTTCACCAGGTGCAGAGGCTTGATGATCTACTCCTAGCACTTTATAGATATTACCAGTCTTTGGTTTACGCATATCTTCACGAGCTATCTTACGAGCGTACTCAGTAGATATAGCTACAGCCTTAATAATATCCCTGTAGAGGTTTTCGCCAGCCTCTTCCGTGAATCCGCTATTATCTATATGTGCTTTTATATTAATCATCGGACTTATCCTTAATCATAGAAGAATCCTGGATTTTCTGGTATATTTACAGAGTCTATCTTTTGTACTGCTGCTATATCTATGCCTGTAGTATCGTTTACTTCTACCGTAGCCAAGACTTGGAAACCACGCTCTTTAGCAGATCTGTTATCCATTACTTGATGAACCATGTACATTTTATCTCTATATATCACGTAGTCTGATTTCTCCCTAATTTCTACATCAGGGGCTTTACGGATACTAAAGTTAATCTGTAACTCTTTTAAGTATGGTTCAGCAGTTCCAGTAGTAGCTATCTCAGCTATCTCAGTCTTTGCAT